CCTGTACGACAGAGCAATTAAAAACATATCCGATGCAGATCAAAATGGCGAGTATTCGGGTGTTCCATTACAAATGCGAGTAACTTCACGATAAGGAAATACCATGGCTGAAATGTCAAACTACCTAGAGAACGCACTTATTAATGCAACTCTACGAGCAACAACCTTTACTTCACCTTCTGTAGTCTATGTTGGTCTCTATACAAGCGATCCTACAGATGCTGGATCAGGTACAGAGGTAAGTGGTGGATCGTATGCTCGCCAATCAGCTACATTTGGTGCGCCTAGTAACGGAGTATCTACCACGACTGCTGACATTACTTTCCCACAATGTACTTCTACATGGGGAACAGTTAGCCACATTGGAATCTTAGATGCTCTTACTACTGGCAACCTTTTGTATCACACACCACTAGATGCATCCAAGACCATAGAAACAGGCGATTTGTTTAAGATTGCATCAGGAAGCCTCACAGTAACATTGGCATAATATGCCAGCAGATTACTGTGGCGCGTTCTCGATTGATAGTATCGATCAGTTTGGAACGCTAGAGCAAATACTTGTTTCGTTTGATGATCCAATATGGAACTCACCTAACACTTGTATTCTGTATGGTGATGGTTCGGTAACAGCTAACGCTAGTGCATCAGCCAATGGTATTAGAACAAGACAGGGTGCAGGATCAGTAACTGCTAATGGCACAGTCGTATCTAACGCAGTAAGAATCAGAACCTCATCAGGATCTATAACAGCAAACGGCACAGTAACTGCAAATGGTTTCGCAGTCCGTAGCGGATCAGGATCAGTCGTAGCACAAGGAACAGTAAATGCAAACGCAATCAGAACTAGAACAAGCTCTGGATCTGTTAGCTGTGTGGCAACGATCCTCGCTAATGGATATGGAATATTTGGTGGATCAGGTTCTGTCAGCGCAACTGGTACAGTATCGGCAGTCGCTATTAGGACTAGAACAGGCTCTGGCTCTATTTCAGCCACAGGCACAGCAGTCGCAGCAGGAATCAGAGAAAGACTAGGAACAGGCAGTATTACAGCAACAGCTACAGTTAGTGCTGTTGGTGGTGTTGAATACGAAGGCACAGGCTCAATAGAGTGCTTTGCAACAGTTACAGCAAACCCTGTAGCTATTTATGGCGCAGTAGCAACAGTCAACGGAATAACCCTAGTTAATTGCTTTGGCAGAGTCTTAGGCGATAACTGGACAGACGAAACAGCAGGAACAGAGGTTTGGACAGGTGTATCACCTAGTGCGACAGTATGGACTGTTGCATCGGCAGGCTCAGAGACTTGGACAGGAACAACACCAACAGTAACAACTTGGTCAAATATATCTAGCGGAAACTCACAATGGCAATAAGTAGAATAACTTTCGGGGAGTGGACTCCAGATCAGCCAGGTCTAGCCAATGGATTACAAAGGGCAGAAAATGTCTTTTCTAAGGCTTTGGGATATGGTGCTATCAACGCAGCCGAGGACTATTCTGGTGCAGCATCCGAGAACCTAAATAATGTAGTCGCTGCCAAGGCAGTAGATGGCACAACACTTGTATTTGCTGGTGGTGCTACTAGGCTATTTAAGTTAGATACTACAGACCTATCTTTGGATTCTGTAGTCAAAGCAAGCAGAACAATTACTAATGTAGTTAAAACAAGCCAAGTCGTAACAATCACAACATCAGCAGCGCATGGATATTCTGTTGGCGATTCAGTAACAGTAACAGCTACATCAACAACTGCGGTCAATGGCACATTTACGATTACAGTAGTTACTTCTACAACATTTAGTTATGCTCAGTCTGGTGGAAACATTAGTTCTACTGCTGATACAGGCACAGTAACATTTTTATACACAACTCCTACCAATCAGCGTTGGAGATTTACTCAATTTGGTAATGTGTTGGTCGCAGCGAATGGCGGTAACAGGCTACAGGGATACAATGTAAACACAAGTTCTACATTCCAAGACCTAGCCTCCGATGCACCACAAGCACGATATGTAACAGTAGTTCGAGACTTTGTAGTTTCTGGATACATTAACAGTTCTACTGTATATCCAAACAGGGTGCAATGGTCAGCATTGGGAGATGAGTCCTCTTGGGCTAACTCTGCGACTACACAGGCAGACTTCCAAGACATTCCTGATGGTGGCTCTGTAGTCGGTGTTACAGGTGGAGAGTTCGGTCTAGTCTTTATGGATCGTTCTATCCATCGGATGTCGTATATAGGAAGTCCTTTGGTATTCCAGTTCGATAACATCAGCAGAAACCAAGGATGCTACGAGGCAAACTCCATTATTCAGTATGGTGGCACATCGTTCTTCTTATCAGATGATGGCTTTTATGCCTGTGATGGACAGCAGATTATTCCGATTGGGAACGAAAAGGTCAATCGCTACTTCTTTGATGATGTAGACGAGGGTACGCTAAACCTTATGTCGGCAGCAGTAGATCCTGCAAGAAAGCTCGTTATTTGGGCTTATGCTTCTCAAGCCTCTGCAACTGTAGATAAACTACTTATCTACAATTATCAGACAAACAAGTGGACTAGCGGTACGACTAATGCAAGCAGAATTGCATCATCTTCTACTCCCTCTGTAGCTTTAGAAGGATTAGATGTATTCGGTAATTTAGACACTATTCCTACCTCGTTTGATAGCCGTATTTGGCTTGGTGGAAAGATGCAGTTTGCCGGTGTCAGAAACACCAAGATCATTACATTCTCAGGTGCAAACAATACAGCCTACATTGAGACAGGCGATATTGAGATGCCAGGTGTAACCTCAGCCATCACTCTAGCTAAACCAATTGTGGATAATGGCTCTGGTAGCGTTGCATTATTCTCTCGTAGGCTTTTAAGCGAACAAGTCATATTTGGTTCACAGACAGCAGCAGATGCCGAAAATAGAGTATCTTTGCGTGGTGTTGGAAGGTATCATCGTCTACAATTAACTCCTACAGGTCAATGGACTAATACAGTAGGGATTGATGTAGAAATGAACCCGTTAGGAACTAGATAATGTTTCGAGTGTTGCCTCCGTTTGGAGCAGATCAGCGCGGTGTTGCCGAAGTAGTCAATGGGATTATGAACGGCAAGACCAACAATACAGGGTCGGTAACTCTAGCTACAGGCGGTGCATCCACCACTACTATTACAGATGCTCGTATTGGTGTAGATTCTGTTATTTTGTTGATGCCTACAGACGATGTATCATCTACAGCATATTACCCTTATTTGGCAGTACAAGACGATACAGACCAAGCAGCAACGACAACGACAGCAGTAAACATCATGTCGTTCTCTACAACTGATTATGCGTTAGGAGCAAGTCTTGTAGACAGCACAAAGTTAAAAGTAGATTACGCAGGACTCTATAACATTCAGTTCTCGGCTCAGTTAATCAATACAACCAACGATGTGCAAGAAGTTAGCATTTGGTTCAGAAAAAATGGATCAGATGTTGTAGGTAGTAATAGCGAGTTTGGTGTTCCACAGAGAAAATCTACAGGAACTTCTAGCCGAGTAATTGCAGGATTAAATTATTTTCTTGCATTGCAAAAAGATGATTATGTGCAGTTAGCGTGGAGTCCAAGCAACATTGGTGTAAGCCTAGAGCAATTCCCTACACAGACAACACCAACAAGACCTGCAACACCTAGTGTTATAGCAACAGTTAGTTATCTGTCATCAAACGGATACACAAGCAATTTATTTACAAGACCTTATATATCAGCAGTAACCAACGGAAGTGCCACTATTAGCCATCCAGCTAATACAGTATCAGGCATGACTCATAAATACATCATCGTAGGATAAAGGAATAATTATGTGTGGTGGAGCTTTCCCAATACAAACAATCGGAACATTAGTTGGAGATATAACCAAAGGTGGAGAAGGTTTAGGCATTCAAGCTGGAACACCAAATCCATATGGATTTACTGCTCCAACTGGTGCAGCAGGTACGGCATTAGAAAACTGGTATAACCCAAGAACAGGTCAAGAATGGACTGCAGGTTCTGGTGGATATACTCCTCCATCTGCTGATTGGTATAGAGTAACTGGTTTAGATAGAAGCCAGTATCCTACTGCTTATAGTCAGCCTCCAAGAGCAGAAACAGGATACACACCAGTTCCTACAAATGCTCCTAGATTTTTGCCTAGCGAGCCAATTACTCCTGGCGCACCAGATCCAAGAGCATCAACAATTGATGCCTCTATTCGCCCATTCCTCACAGAAGGATTGCGCCAAGCACAAGAGTTGTTCTTGCGCCAACAACCTTCAATGTTTCCTGGTCAAACTTATGTAAGCCCATCTGAGCAAACATTAACTGCGTTGCAACAACAAGAAAATATTGCAAGACAAGCATCACCATTCTTAGGTGCTGCACAAGGTGCTTATCTACAATCTTTAGGCGGTCTAAGCAATACAGCAGCAGGACAGTTTTTAAATGCTAATCCGTATCAACAACAGATGATGCAAGCAGCTACGCGCCCATTGCAACAAGCATTTAGCGAGCAAGTATTGCCAGGTATTTCTAGTCTGTATTCTAAGTCTGGTCGTTTAGGATCAGGCTCTATGGAAAGAGCATTAGGAACAGTATCCGAACAGTTTGGTCGTTCTTTAGGCGATATTACTTCTAATATTGCAGGACAGCAATACCAACAAGAACGAGGTTTACAACAGCAAGCAGCGTTGCAATTGGCAAACTTGGCTCAAGCTGCACCACAGATTTATGGTCAGCAGTTCTTGCCATCACAGACATTAGGACAGATTGGCGCACAAAGAGAGGCTATTGCAGCACAACCTCTAAAAGAGCAGATGTCTCGTTATGCTTTCGAGCAACAGTTGCCATATCAACAATTGTCTGGCTATCTATCGTCTGTTTATGGATCACCTCTTGGATCGTTTGGTACTCCTGCTGCACAACCACAATACTCGCCAAATAGAACTGTAGGCGCATTAGGTGGTGCTTTAGCAGGCGGTTTAGGTGGATATGCTTTAGGACAGGCATTTCCATCTGTAGGTGGTTTCTTAGGCGGTTATGGTGCGCCTGCTATCGGTGCTATCGGTGGCGGTCTATTAGGAGGAGGATTTTTCTGATAATCGAAAAACTCCAATCAAATCGTTTTGATGAGTTTGTTGATGTGGTTACCAAAATGGTAGCCGAAGCAGAGTTTTGTTATGCTAATGTAGATAAAAATAAAATACTACAAATACATAATAATAAAAACGCAGTCATTATAATTGCTATAGAAAATAATACTATAGTTGGATTTATTTCTGGATTTGCCCATGAATATTTTTTTAGTAATAGATTAAGAGTTAGTGATTTAGGATTTTATGTAAAGCCTGAATATAGAGGATCAAGAGTTTCACTAAAATTATTAAAAGAATTAGAAAATTGGGCTAAAAATTTAGGTATAGAAGATTTACATTTAGGTCAAACTACAGCAATAAATATGGATAAAACCAAACAGTTTTATGAAAGACTAGGCTATAAAACTGTTGGCTTTAATACAGTCAAACATCTAAAGGAATAATTATGTGTGGTGGCGGTGGAATAGTATCTGCAATTACAGATCCAATCTCTAGTGCATTAGGCACAGATGGTGGTGGTGGAGGAATATTAGGTGCTGTAGAAGATGTTGGTCAAGCTATTGGTGGTGGACTTGCAGAAGTAGATAAATTTGTTAATAGAGAAATACCTGGTGGATGGATAGCTCCAGCAGCAGTTGCAGCAGCAGTAGCAGCACCATATTTAGCACCAGCATTAGCAGAGGGTGCAGCAGCAGCAGAAGCAGCAGCAGCGTTAGAGGCAGCAGCCATTGCAGAAGGAGCAACTACTGCAGGAATGGTAGGTGCAGCAAATACAGGATTGGCAGCAGGAACAGCAACATTGGGAGGAATTACAGCAGCAGCAGAGGCAGCCACATTAACTGGTGCGTTTGATGCAGCAAATCTAGCAGCACAAGGATTAAGCGAAAGTGCTATTGCACAAAACTTAACAGCATCTGGTATAGATTCTTTTGTTGCACAAGATATGGCTAAAAAAAAAAAAAAAAGGGAGGTAGAAAGAAGAAA